CGAAGTCAAGGACAAGGATCTGCAGGCTCTGATGCTGGCGGTACTTACCGACGACGAAGAGCCGATTGATCCAAAAAACTAGTTGCCGAACTTCGCAAAGACAACTGGTTGATGCTCCAGTTCGGCGTCGCCAAGGAGCTGGGGCTAACCCTCAGTGAAGTTCGGTCTTCAATGACAGCCGAAGAGCTAATCGGCTGGAGCGCTTACTTCCAGATCCTCAACGAGGACCAAGAAAAGGCGCTTGAAAAAGCCAGACGCCGCCGTTAGCCTCGGCGGCTTTTTACTGCGTAAACTGAAGTACCGGAAGTGACGCAGCACCGTGGCCTACAGAACGGATATCGAGATCGCGGTAAAGGGCGCTAGACAGCTTAAGGAACTGCAAGATCAAATTAAAGTCACCGGAATTAAAATTTCCGTTCTTAATGACAACCTAAATGCTTCGGGAAAATTATTATCAAAAAGTTTTAACTCTGTAAAAACTGTTGTAGCAGAAGCCGCTAAAAATTTTGATGAAGCTGCACTTGGAACAAGTAAAGCTGTAACGGCTGCCCGTGAGTATTACCAAGCTAGTAAAGATTTAAACAATGCTCTACGTGAAAGAGTCAAACTATTAGACGACATCGAAAGGGCCGAGAGAGGCGTTGTCCTTGCAAACATACGAGCGTCCCAAGCAGCTCGTGAGGCTTCAGGTTTTGGTGCATTCAGTGCCGATATTGACGTGCCAACCCAAAAGGCAATACGTAGAAATAAAGAGAAAATAGAGCGTATACAAGCAAAGGCATTCCGCGATATGCCTGCTATGCAGGCACCGCTCATGCTGCCCAGCAGCGAGATGCTCAATGCGTCTCAGCGCGGCATCAAACAGCTGAGCTCGTACTACGGCGATGTAAACACACAAATTGACTTGGGTGTTCAGAGCGGGCGGGCGTTTACAGAGCAACTAAACGCCCAGGCCTCCAAAGCACAGACTCTTCCTCCAATCTTTACTCAGTTTGAAACCGCAGTAACAAAGACAGCTAATGCACTTAAGCCGTCGGCCAAAATTCAACAATCTTGGGCAGAAGCGCTCCAGCAGGGAGCAATGTGGTCTAAGCAGGGCGCTCTGGCGTCTAAAGAAGATCTTGCTCTTGCAGATAAACAAGTTCTTGCCGAGCGTGCGATTACGTTTGAGAAACGTCTCCAAGCTCGGCTTGATAAAAATGCAGCTACGAGCAGAAAAAATAACGCCGCTTTGCGCAAGGACATAGGCGGTCGCCTTGGCAGCGCCGCAATCGGCGGTGCGTTTCCGCTTCTATTCGGTCAATCCGGGCTTGCTGCCGCGGGCGGCGCAATCGGTGGTCTACTCGGTGGAGCGGGCGGCGGTTTTGCAGGCTCGCTAGTTGGAACTCTTATCGGTGATCTAATCAGTGTCCGTCAGGAGATTGAGGAACTCGGTAAGGAAATGGGCCTCGGCGCGGATGGCGCCAAACTCCTTGGGCAGGCATTCCGTCAAGCTGGAGCGGATGCAGATAAGTTCCAGGCGGCAGTACAGAACATTCGCGGTGTTGGATTTGCCAGTGAAGACGAGCTAAACGTTATACGGCTTGCGTCAAAACTTACAGAAGATTATGGAGGCAAAGTAGATAAAGTATCACAAGCTTATGCAAGTATTGCTACTAGCGGTAAAGCGGGACTTTCCGATGTATTTAAGTTCACAGCTCAAGGCATCCCTGTTCTTCAACAACTTGAGAAAAACCTTGGATTGAACCGCAGTCAACTTCTTCAATTTATTAAAGACGGAAAACTAACAGCTCAGGAGCTTTCTGATGCACTTGTCCAGATTGCTAACACGAGCCGCGAGGAAGCTGCAAAAACTTACACTCCTTGGGACAAAGCGTGGAAAGACATCGGCGCTACAACGAGTCGAGTACTGAATGCTATTAAGACGTTACTCAAGCCTCTTGTTGATGATGTAGCTCGTGTCGCAACGCGAATTGCTGAAATTTTTGCCGAGCTTTACAGGTACTTAGTCGATGGAGCGATAAAGGCTGCTCAGGGTATTGCTAACGCTCTTGCAGGGATAGCAAACGACTTTGCTGGCCTCCTTAGGAGCGTCGGCAGTAGTCCCATTACTGGAATACTTCTAGGAAAGGGAGCAGAGGAAGGTTTCCTTCAGGATGCCAAACGCGCGACAGAACTTGCTGAAAAATTGCGCAAAGGCGCAAACGATCTTCGAGCAGCTCTACAGCCTGCAGCTCCACCAAAAATTGAAGGAATTACTCTTCCCGGTCTTCAAGACACCGATAAAACTAAAACTGGTGGCGGCAAAAGTCGGGAATCGCGCATCCCTGTACTTCAAGAAGAACTTCGCCTCGCTCAACAGCTTGCAGGTATTCGAGACAAGATTCGTGCTGCTGAATTTGATGAAGACAAAGCTACCCAGATCAGACTTCAGAACGAATACCGCCGCGCCGAGATTGCATCTGAAATTAACAAAGTAAAACTTAGCGACGTTCCAGTAGCCGAAAAAGTACTTCAGATTTCCAAACTTGAGTTACAAGCTCGAGAAAGTCAAAGAGACACAACCCAAAACCTTGCGCAGCTAGAACGCGACAGAGTACGCGATTTCAATAAAACAGTTGAAGGGCTAGAGCTGGAGCTTGATATTGCCCAGGCCGTCACACGCGAAGAAGAGAACCGGCTAAAGATCGTGCAAAAACGCCTCTCGCTCGAAGGTAAAAATTTGAACGAAGACGAAGTCAACCGGATTATTGATTTGGTGACGAAGATACAAGAAGCACAGGCTCCGATACAGAGTTACATCACTCAAACCCAAAAATGGCTGAACGATACCCAAGGGATGATTGTCAGCCTTGCGCAGTCGGTTGAGACCTCAATCAGCGGAGCCATGGCTGGTGCGGTCGAGGCTTTGGTCACCGGAGCAAAGACCGTTCAAGATGTCTTGTCCGAGATGTTTGCCCAAATCGGGCGGGCCTTCCTAAACATGGCAGCTGAAATCATCGCCAAGCAACTGGTGATGATTACGCTCCAAACAATCCTTAAAGCCCTTGGCGCTGTCAGCGGTGGCGGTGGCGGTTCCTCAATGGATTTGAGTGGCACAGAAACTTTCAACGTTCCTGTGTCCCAGATGCCTGCTGGGATGCAATTTGCCGAAGGCGGCTACGTCACCAAGCCGACCAACGCTCTAATTGGCGAAGGTGGCGAGCCGGAATACGTCATTCCTGCCAGCAAGATGAGCGGTGCAATGTCGCGTTACAGCTCTGGTAAACGCGGCAGTTCCGTCATCAATGGGGCGGCTACAACAGGTGGGGGTAGTGCAGCAGGAGGCGGCAGCCAAGTCATCCGCTTTGAAAGTACTGTGATCAACAACGTGGAATACGTCACCCGCAGCCAAGCAGAAGCAATGAGCCGTCAAGCTGCAAAACAAGGGGCAGCTGGCGGTTATGCGAAGACAATGGGTGGGCTGCGTAACTCACGCGCTACCCGAGCACGAGTAGGAATGGGCTGATGACACTCCAGGCAATCTCAAACTTCATCACGGTGAAGAATCAAGCTGGCGCGGTCCAGCACCGCTACCAAAACGCAAAGGTCGGGGCAACGGTGCGGCTGGATAACTTCGATTTTTCGTTCCTGTCTTTCCTGTACCAAGGGGCGACCAAGAACCGCACCGGCGACAACCTCGAATCCGAGATTTACCTGGCGCCCAATGCGGTGGCGATGAACATTGCCCGCGAGGCAGTGGTCAACAACTGGACCGTGCAAGTAGACACTTGCAGCATGAACCCCCAGACGTTTGCTGTCGGCAAAAAGCTGACCAGCGAAACCTGGTTGGCAGCAAGCATGAGCTACGACCCTGAAAAGCTGGTGGTCTTACTTAGCAGCGGTATCGACGCAGTGGGCGCCGCTGCCCCAACGCGCAAACTTACCCTTGACTTGGTTGGAGCGTTGCCATCGACTGCTCAAATCCAGAACCGCTAAGACCGGAGCAGCTCATTGGCCTTCCTTACCGCTTGGGGGCTGACGCTAGGACTCATGGCGCTACTGACTGCTTGGGTCTGGCTATTGCTGTACTCCGGTTTTACGGTGTAACCACGCCGCAACCAAAACGCAGCTGGTATCGGCGCTTAAAACGAGGCGACACCGAGGTTTTTCGAGATGAATTGGAACGCTGGGGGATTGAAGTTGAAGCGCCTAGACTTGGCGCAGTCGGACTATGCCGCAGTGAACTTGGCTACGGCTTGGCAGTGTGGTGGAGCGAAGGTTGGCTGAGCTATCGACTGGATCAGGTGGCATGGAGCCCTCCCGGCGTTCTGGAGGTATGCGGCATTTACTGCCGTTCGAAGTAGAGCTGTGCGAAACACTCGGACTTAGCAAGGAAGAATATTTTTACTTTGAGCAACTTTCTCAGGCGTATGACGGAAAGCGCCCTGAGGGCTACGAACTGATTCCCGATGTAGATAACGCATTAACGGTTGCAATTATCTCACTTGTTGTCGGAGTTGCGGGCACGGCGGCTGCTATTTTGCTGGCGCCAAAGCCCCAGGCACCTCAACTTCAACAGCAAACACCTGTAGCGCCTCAGCAGCAACAGGAACAGTTAGCTCCGATCCAGACCGAAAACATTACCGGCGCGACGCGGTTCACGTCGAATGTCGGTTTTGACAGCATTCAGCAGCTGGCGTCACTGGGCGAAACCATCCCCTTGGTGTTCGCTAACCGCATAGGAAATGTCGGCGGAATCCGCGTCAAAACGTTGCTGTTGTGGTCGCAGCTTCTAAGCCAGTCAATCGGTCAAGAACTAGCAGTGGTATTACTGCTTTCAGCTGGCGAATTGGCGGCCAGACCCGACTTTGAAGGACTCGCTATTGGCGACCAAACGCTAAAAAATTACACTAAAGCCAGGCTAGCGGCTTACTTTAAGCCAAACGGCGAGCGTATAAAAAATATCGACAAGTACGGCGAAGGTTTACTGCCCGAACCCAGCAGTCAAGGCAGTAATTGGCAAGACGTTTTTACTGTTTTTGACGACAAAGATAATCGATTCAAACCTTGGTTCTGTGGAACCCGTTCACCGAGCACGCAAACCCAGTTTGGCTGTTACAGCCCGATAGTAAACGCCACTCCATTTAGGCTGCCCTACGAGCTGGTGATGATTCCTCGTGCATCAGGAACCAACCCAGCTATCGCGGCCCAATCAGAACTAAAGAAAAATAAGCTAGACCGTGATTACTCAACTCGCGCTGCATTTACTAGCACAAGTGTTAGCGGTTCCGACACATTGCTGACCTATGTGATTACTGGCGGCGAAGTTGACGAAGATAAGTACGACCCCTGGGGCGTTGATGATATTCACGCTGCTGTCGAAGACCGGCGAATTATTGCTGACGATCAAATCCAGCTGAGCGGTCTTTATATGGCTGGTTCAGCCCAAGCGGTTTGCATTGCAACCAGCACACCCAATATCTGGGAACTTAACACCGAAAAATCTTACACCTTCAGGATTGAAGAGGATGGGTACTACGAGGTCTTTAGCGATCCAACGTTGTTAATCAATGATCCCAATAACAACGACAAACTTATAACTCCAAACCCTACATGGGGACCCGTGCTGCAGCGGTTGTCAATTGCAACTATTGCTAACAACCGAGCTTGCGACGCAACTGAAATCGGTTTGAAGTCAACAGTGTGGAAGCAGATCAGCGGCTTCCCTAACGTCAACAGCGTTCCCGACCCTGGAACTATCGGCTTATATGAAAGAAACAACGGTTCAATCAGTCTTGGGTCAGTCAATCGTTATGTGAGGCGGATCAGCTTTTTCCGCTTACAAATTCGCTTGCTTGGTACTGGTAACGACGCTTGGACGACGCTAAATAACGACCGCTTGTTTGCGGTTGAGGGTAACACCCCTAGCCCTAAGTACAACTACATCAGGGTTTACCACCCCAAAAACCAATACGAATTTCGTTTTGTGCCGGTGCCCGGCAGCGAAGTGGTGCGCGAATGGATAAACGAGAAAGTGTATTTCTTAGGGGGCGGCAATAGAACCGGCTTTTCCGCAAACGACTACACGGTTGTATTCAATGGGTATCTAAAACAAATAACCACATCCCTTACCACTAATCCTGATTGGACATTGGGGCAAGCCCCACCACCATCTGTGGGGGCTGTACAAGACATCAGCCCGTTGTCAGTCGGTAGATTACCGGACGCCGGCGATGACGTGTTATTTAACGAGGAACTACCTGCTTCTGGTGGTAGTGGAACTGGATGCTATATTCAAGCCATTTTGTATTCAAACGGTTATGTAGAGTTTTCTATCGACCAAGGTGGTACTGGCTACGAAAACGGCGAGACAATTACCCTTAACGTTCGCCGCAGGACTTTTGAGTTTACCGTTAAAACCGACGCAGAAATTGATGCACAACTGGTGTTAAATCTGCATGACGCCGTTGCTGATATCTACAAATACGACGCAGAAAACAGCAGCCACACAAGTGGTCCTGAGCACGCTGTCGTTTACGTCAACGAAATTATCAAACAAGAAGAGCCCGGTCCAGAGTATACAAAATTGGCGCTTATCGGTCTGCGTCTAGCCAGTTCAACCGAGTGGAGCACCTTCGCCCAACTTTCTGCCTATGTGCAGAAGGGTGTTTTGGTGGAGCGCTTGATTGATGACAACGGTAACCCCACCACCAGCCTGGTCGCTCCAACCAACAACTTTGCGGAGATCGCCTACGCCGTTCTGACTAACACCGAATGGGGCGCCGGCAAATTCATCGGCAAAGAAGCGGTGGACCGCGACCGAATGACCCTTGCAGCTCGCTATTGCCGCGCCAACGGTTTCACCTGGGACGGCGTGCTTGGTTCTGCTGTAAACCTTCGGAACTTTATCTTTGAAAACGCGGGCTACTGTTTGCTGGACTTCACGATTCTCGGCGGCAAGTTCAGCCTTTATCCGACCGCCACTTACAACAGCAGCTATGTAATCAGCAACAGCGTTCCAGTTCAAATCAAGGCGTTGTTTACCGATGGAAACATCAAAGACTTGAGCGTGACTTGGCTTGGTCCTGAAGAGCGGCGTCTGTTTAAGGCTGTAATTAAGTACCGGGAAGAAAAGCTCAATGGCTTCCCTGAAGAAAGGATGCTAAGCATTCGTTTGAAGGATGCTGAAGGCGGCTCCGAAACTGATCCTGAAGAAGAGTTTGATTTGACCTCGTTCTGCACGCAGCGCAATCAAGCACTCAAGTTCGCCAAGATGGCGCTTCGTTTGCGGCAACTGGTAGACCACAGTGTCACGTTCCAGACCACGCCTGCCGCAGCACTAAACCTGGCACCTGGTCAGCACTTCCGCCTGGTATCGGAATGCACCCACACCAGTCGATTTGCCAACGGCGTTATTACACCAGACGGAGTGATCGTCAGTGCCGAAGGTTTAGCCAACGGCGCCTACAACATCATCTACTGGCAGCCTGGAACGACTGAGGTCAAGCAGACGCAAATAACGGTAAGTAACGGCTACTGCGAAAACGTCGATGTGCGCGGCACGGTTTACACCTTGGCAAACAGCACAACCACCAGTCGCGTTTACAAAGTGGAGACGTTGGCAATGGGCGAGGAAGGCTTTGTTGAAATCACAGCCAGCCATGAACCTGTAACTGACGGACTTACGATGGAAACGCTGAACTGGGATTCCGGCTTCGAGCTTGAGGAGGGCTAATGACTGCCGTTGCATTTCCAAACATCCGTCCCAGTGGCAGGAGTTACAACCCCGGCGGTTATCCCCGCGCTGAATTCCAGTCGCTGAATGGGGCAGTTACGACGCTGCAATACGGCAACCGTCGTTTTGACGCCGAGCTTCAACTGCAATTCGACAACATTTCAGACGCCGAAACCGTCCAAATCCTGCAGCACTACGAAAGCGTCGGTCCAACGGACAACTGGGTGAGCTTCACGACTAGCAGTGGAGCATCGGGTGCTCAGTCAAGTTTGGCCAACTACTTCCGCGAGATTGGCGGGAGTGGATTGCGCTGGCGTTATGCCGAGCCGCCAAGCGTGACCAGCACTTTTTTGAACGCAAGTTCCGTTAGTTGCCGTTTCGTCGGTCAGTTGGATGGTGCATAGAATGAGTTCATTGGATTTTTAGGCGTCGATGGCTTACTACAGCGGCCAACAGGGCGAGCTTTACATCGACGGTGTGAAAGCCGCCAAGGTGCAGAACTGGTCCTTTACCAGCAGCCAGGAAGTGCTCGAAACGGTGGCTTTGGGTGACACCGACAAAACGAGCATCGCTGGGATGCGAACTTTGAGCGGTCAGTGCCGGCTGTTCTACTACCAGAACTCGGCTGGCAGCGGCGGCGACGTGACCAAGCTGATCAATAAGTGCATCAAGACCGGCAGCGGCGAAGGCGATGGAACAGCCGCCTCTAGTACCACCGCAAGACTCAAACTGCGGGTGGCTGACGGTTCAAGTGCCGGTCGGTACATCGAGTTTTACTGCTGGTTAACCAGCATCTCGATGAGCATGGCAATTGGCGAGGTGTTTTCTGCTGACGTGAACTTTGAGGCGAACGGGGCACCCACTGGTCTTGCGATCTAATGGCGATTTATCTCGGCAACTCGGGTGGTGTCGAGCTAAAGCGCGACAGCATCACCAACTGGCTGGAAACCCAACTGGATCCAGCCGATGTCAATGTGACGCGAAAGCGGTTTTCTGTTGACTTCAGTTCTGGGTCGCTGATTACTGGCGACCAGATTGAAATTGCAACAGTTGACGGCACAAACCTAGAGCTGGTTTCCGGGCACAACTACCCCGACGGTCGCTGGTACGCGAACATCGACGGGGCAGGCGGCATCCGTTTGTACCAGACGTTTGCTCTTGCCTTAACGGGCGGTCTTACCAATGCACTGGCTCTTGTTGAGCCATCGACATCCAAAAACATCCAGATCCGTACTCGCAACTCACAGTTCCGTTCTGTGGCACGAGTTAGAAGTTTCGAAATAACCACCGAGCGAGAAACAGTTGATCTGACGCAGTGTGGTGATCAGTTCCGCCGTCAATACGAAGCGGGTCTTATTAGTGGACAGGGCAGCTTGGAATGCATTTGGGAACACGCTGCAGGGTCCGGCACTACAGCAACAAATTTTGAGTTTCCGGCTTATCTGGCGCGTTTAGTGATTCGCATCCAACAGGGTGCTGATTTTATTGGCCGTTTCTTTATTTATGAAGGTTCCGCGCAGGAAGACAGCGTCTGGTACGAGGCGGATTGCGTTGTCACCAATGTTGCGGTGACTGTGCCAGCGACAGATTTAATCGAAACCAGTATCCAGTTTGTGACCAGTGGACCGTTTGCGTTGAAACAGGGCAAACCGCCGAGCTACCTGCTGCAAGAAGATGGGGCAGTGCTGCTGCAAGAAGATGGTTCGGGCATCAACTTGGAATACGGCGGATAGGTTTTCGTGTAGGAATTTCTGAAACCGCTTTTACGCAAGGCCGCTCTACACTGGACATAGCAGAGCTGCCGCGCTTGGCGGGAGGACGAGATTCCTGATCTAGAGATTTCCAATCTTCCCGCGTTGCCTGGCGCAAGTCTGCAGGGGACCGATGTTCTCGCCGTTGCCGACTTGTCGGCATCCGAGACCAAGAAGATCACTTCGGCGGATCTTGTTTCTGCAGGCTATGCGCTGCAAGCAGACGGAACGCTTGATCCTGACAAGCTCGATCTGTCGGGCATTGATGCTGGCGCGATTGACGGCACGGCGATCACGGCGAACACGCTGCCTGCCGATCGGATTGTCGCCAATTCGCTGACCGCTACCCAAATCGCTGCTGACGCGATTGGTGCAAGTGAGCTGGCCGATGACGCCGTAGACACGGCAGCGATTCAAGACTTAGCCGTTACTGCGGCAAAGATCGCAAACGACACGATCACCGCTACCCAGATTGCCGCTGACGCGATTGGCGCCAGTGAACTGGCCGACGATTCTGTCGATACCGCTGCAATTCAAAACCTGGCGGTAACTGGGGCGAAGATTGCCAATGACACCATCACCGCAACGCAGATCGCGGCTGATGCGATTGGCGCCAGTGAGCTAGCAAATAACTCTGTTGATACGGCAGCCGTTGTCGATGGTGCAATCACCAACGCCAAGTTGGCTGGCGGAATCACGGGAGACAAAATTGATCCCGACGCGATTGGTGCAAGTCAACTAGCCGACGACGCGGTTGACACCGCAGCTATTCAAAATCTGGCGGTCACTAACGCCAAGCTGGCTGGTGGCATCACGGGCGACAAGATCGTTGACGATGCAATCGGCGCAGACCAGCTAGCCGACGACGCAGTTGACACCGGATCTATTCAGGATTCGGCGGTCACCAATGCCAAGTTGGCTGGTGGCATTACCAGCGACAAGATCACCAGTGTGGATGGCGCTGCCATTCTCACTAACACGATCACGGCAACGCAAATTGCAGCCGATGCAGTTACCGCGTCTGAGCTGGCTGATTCGAGCGTTGATACCACTGCGATTATCGACAGTGCAGTCACCGACGCCAAGCTGGCTAGCGGCATCGACGGCGCCAAGCTGACCGACGATACGGTCACTGCAGCCAAGATCCCAGCCGCAAGCTTTGATCGCGGCATTGACAGAACCGCTGGCGCAATCGGGCACACCAACAGCGTCACCGCCGGAAGCCACAACGGCATCACCTTTGACGCCCAAGGTCATGTCACTGGTACGTCAGCTCTTGCTTCGGCTGATTTGCCGATTGCAAATACAACC